ATGGTTCTGGTTCTTTATCTATCATTCGTTAATCAACTATAAACATATATTGTTTTATAGAAAACTTTATACACATGTATAAAAACCCAAAAGATTATTACATTATAAAAATAATGTAATCATTTCATAATAACCTGTACATGAAAATTAACCAATGTTAACCATTGTACAATGTTAACCTTTGTTAACCAACAGAACAATATAACCAATAAGCTTGATTACAATGAATAAAATGCATTTTATTAATGATTAACCTATGTATTGGATAGTAATATGTATCTTTTACTATTGGTTAACAGAGGTATTGGTTAACGTTAAACATTATAATGGTTAATTTTTTATTTTTTTTCTAGTACATCTTTTAAAAGATGACAATCAAAGAAACTATTGAACACAACAGGCCAACACTCAGTAAAAACTCAGTTAGAGTTTACTGTTCACTTATAGCTTCATTAGCAAAATCTTTAAACATAACCTTGGATAGTGCTGAAGATATTAAAACTCATATCAAAGCTATATTGGACCATTTAAAAGATATGGACAAAAGAAGACGTAAAACTATACTAGCAAGTTTAATTGTAGTACTAGGAGACCACGATAAAAAAGTAGTTGAAACGTTACGCGGACATATGATGAAAGATATCCGAGCAACAGAAGATGAAGATAAAAATCAAGAGATGACTACAAAGGAGAAAGATAACTGGATTTCATGGGATGAGGTTATGAAGGTGTACGAAAACCTTAAAAAAGAAGTTACTCCATTGTTACGTATGGACAAGCTCAATAAAAGACAGTTCACAAGATTACAGGATTTTGTACTATTAAGTATGTTAACAATGATACCTCCTAGAAGAAGTTTAGATATGTGCGAGCTCAAGATACGTAATGGTTCTAAGGATAGTAATTACGTTGATTTCAAGAAAAACCAGATTCATTACAATGTGTACAAAACTGCAAAAAAGTATAATGAGCAAGTTATAAATGCACCAAAAGAACTTATGGTTATACTTAAAAATTGGTTGAAGAAAAATCCAAACGATTATATGTTTGTAGCAAATGACCTTACTACCAAGCTTTCACCACCGCAAATAACAAATAGATTGAACTCTATCTTTGGTAAACATATAAGTGTAAATATGCTCAGAAAGATATTTATAACAGATAATGTACTTCAAAATGTACCTGCATTAAAGAAATTAGAAGAAACGGCTGCACAAATGGGACATACCCTTGAAACTGCAATGCAAAAGTACAAAAAGGTTGATGCTCCAGAGGTTGAAAAAGAAGAAGTAGAAGTTACTAAAAAACGTAAACCAAAGAAGTAATTTTTTTTATTTTTTTTCTTTTTTCTGAAACATAATTTAAAAGAAAGAATGACAAATAGTAGATTAACGATGAGTATAAAGTGTGAACACTGTGGTTCTGCAATAAGAGCCTTCAAAGCACGTAAAGATTTTGAAAACAGAAAACTTCATTTGAAATGTTGGAAAATTGAACAAGACATGATAATGTTAAGGTACGAAATGAACCAACTAAAACGTGAAGAAGAGAGACGTAAACGCGAAGAAGAAGAGAGAGATATTAGACATCAACAACAAGTTGAAGAATCTAGGAGAATATGGAATTCTAAAACACCAGAGGAAAGAAAAGTTCTTAACGATAAATGGGATGCTGATGAGGCTAAATTCAACCTTATGTCTGATTACGAACGTGAGAAGTACTTTTCTAGATTTAATTGAATAAAATTACTTTTTTATTGACTGTTATACAAGATGGTGTTTACGTATAAACAAAAGTTTAATAAGAAGTACGGATTTTCTAAAGATGAAAGTCATACCTTGAATGATATAGCTAAATTATCTGGATATAAATTATCTGGATTGAAAGTTATATTTGATAAAGGTATTGGTGCATATAAAACAAATCCTGAATCAGTTAGACCACAAGTTAAATCACCTGAACAATGGGCTTATGCTAGAGTGTACTCAGCTGTGATGGGAGGTAAAACTAGTGTGATTGATGCTGCACATTTGATTAAAAAGTAAATTTTATGTTGATTATTATACAAAATGTATAGTAATAGTTATGATACATGTTTACAATATATTAACAAGGTACAAGAAGACTATATGTTAGATATATGTGTAAGTACTGGTGATTTTGATGCATATATGAAAATGCTTAAATGGCATAAACATATAGAGAGAAAAGAAGCTGAACGTAAGATAGAAGTACCCTTGAAATATGATTTTAGTTTCATTAACACTAGACGTAGAAGTACTACTTTTTAAAAAGAATATCTTGATACAATTAATAAATGGTACTAAAACGAATTATACGTAGAATTGGTAATTTTTTTAACGTTGGTAAGAAACTGCCGAGAAGAGCTTCAACTTTTGTTGAATCACACGCAAACGAAAAGATTGATAGTTTGAAAGTATGTAGAGTACCCGTTTCAGGTATTATTACAAAAATCCTTAATGTAGTATCTTTTGGACTATTGAATAAGGTTCAAGAAAAGATGGGATATGATAAATTATTTCATTTGTTTCTAGTAATAAACGATAAGTACGTATACGAGAAGAATCAAGTTGTTAATATTGGTTCTTCATATAAACCTTCAAAAGATGAACAATGTATACCAATCAATTTTAATAAGAATCTAACCATAGGAGAATTTGTACAAAATGCAAAAGAAAAGATGGGTGATTCATACTACAAATATGATGCTTTTAATCAAGATGGTGGGACAAATTGTCAACGATTTGTTATTGAAAGTTTACGTGCTAATGGTATACAACCACCTGTAAATTTTATTGACCAAAAAGCTGAAGAAATAGCTAAAGGTCTACCCAACGCTGTTGCTGAGGAATCACGTACTGTAACAGACCTTGCTGCACTAGCGGATTTTTTGCGTCAAGCTGTAGGACTAAAACACGGTGGTGTTGTATCAATGCCAATGAGTGATTATGTACGTGAACATCAACGTCTTATTGATATTTTAGAACGTGGTGTACGTCAGGACCTCCTAGAAGAAGCTAAACGTCAAAGAACAGAAGTCAAAAATAGACTTCATTGATAACTTTAGTTATAATTTCATTATTACAATAATGAAATGATAAATCTTATACATGTGTATAAAAATCAATATTGTTTTATACTTTCTTTTCAAAAGCTGGTCTGTAAGAGCGCATTTGCACAGCTGTAACTTCATTTGACCTTCTGATAGCATCTACGTATTCAGATTTGATAACACCTTTATTGTTTGGTAAAGGTAACATACGACCAAAACGTACATCTCTGTTATCTTGTACATTTGAAGGAATTATAGGTGCTGTGTAAGGTGTTTGATTGCTCACAGAAAGCGCGGATTGATAAATTGAGTAATCACTAGGAGTAAGAGTAGCCATTTATAATATCATTATGAAATTAATAAATTATTTACGTTTTGCTGCTCTAACTTTTGCCATTCTTTTGTTGACTTGTGCTTGTGATTCTGCTTTCTTTTTACCTTTTTTAGCTTTTTTAGCTGTTGGCATTGGTACAATCATACCATTTGGAAGAACCATTGGAACTTTACCACCTTTTTTGAAAGGAAGTCTACGAGCTAAACCACCTGCTTCTGAACCTAAAAAACCACCTGCTGCTCCCCCGATTGGGCCGCCAAATCTTGAACCTAAAAGTGCACCTGCTGGTTCTAAAACTGAACCGAGTAAATTACCGAAGAATCCCATTTTTATAATAAGACAATGAAAATAATAAAAAATTTCTATAATCAAACTTCATAACCCCAAGCTAACAATGCTAGTTGTCTTCTAATTGTAGGATTCTTTTTATACTGAATAAGATGTCTTTTTATGAAATTGTTTCTTTTAGTCATCCAATGTTCAGGTAGATTTGTACCATACTTTTTGTACTGGTCTAGAAACTGATTTGGTGAACGTGCTACTTCTGATACTTTATATTGAACCATTAATGGTAGGTATTTGATTACTTCTTTGTATGGAGTAAATTTGTACATCTTTGAAATATGTACTAGATATTAATTTGTTCTTCTAATGCAATAATTTGGCGCTCTGATTCAAAGATAGTTTTCTGTGCTTCAATGACCTTGTTTTTTAACTGTTGAATCTGTATCTTTATGTGTTCTATGAAAGACTTTTGGGTATCTGTAGGTTCCATTTAATAGTACATCTAGAAAATATTAAAAAAAATTAACCTTGATAAATACAATCAATAGTAGAATTGTTACCAATAGTTACAGAATTTACGTCTGGTAGAATTCTCATATCTACATCTTGACCTGTTCCAACAGTTATTAATTTTGAACCATTACAGAAACTAAAATTACCAGCTGTTATGTATACTATAGATGTCATCACAGCAACACCATTAACATATACATAAATAAAACAATTTGTAGCTGCTAATGCAAACAAATTCAAGTTAAATCTTAAATCATAAACACCAGTCCAATCTGCACGAAAACTGTACTGTCTAGCCCCTGCTGGTGTTTGAAAAGGTGAAGCATTTACACTTCCACCATCTGTTAATTGAATTTTCTGAAGACCACCAGCTACTGTATATGTGACATTGTTAACGGCACCTCTGATAAAAGGTATATAATTACCAGCACCTCTACTTGTGGTGTACACAGTACCAATTTGTGGTAGTGATTTAAATCCATAAATAACTGAAAATGCACTACCAGCTTGTGTGTTAGTGTTTGAACCTCCTCTTAGTGTATATGGATTGAAAAATGTTTCTCCTTCATAATCTATATATTGTGCTGTGCAAGTTGTACCATAGTTGTTTACATCAGTGTTAAAACGAATTCCTGATTTTTTACCACCAGAATTATCACTATAATTATTAATGAAGAAATCAGCTTGAATACCAGCACTACCAGTCCCCCATAACCCCAAGTGAGCTACACCATTTGCTACATTATCTAAATATGAATTACAAATTCTCATGTACATTGGTTGATTTGAAGTTGAAGTTGGTCTTGCTGTTATAAACTCAGAACCATTTGGATAATTTAATCTTCCGAAAGTTTGATTTGCTGTAACACCATTGACGTTTGCGTGCATTGCCATAGCACTTGAGTAACCATTACCTTGTATGACTAGGTTATAAAAATTATTAAGTGTACTTGTATTATTTGGTTTATTCAAGTACATACCATATCCGTTAAGACCGTATTGAATAAAAGTAGTCCCAGCATCACTTTCTGCCTTAGAATAATTTACTATCTGGCCTGAAGGATAAAAAACCGTAGGATAGACACCGTTTGCTGGTGCAAGTTGAATATGACCTATAGTTGAAGCTTGTAAATTTGCATTATTATATTGTTGATTGTTAATATTAAGAAAACTAGAATCATGATATACGTATCCCATTCTGCTGTTTAAGGTTCCACCTAGCGTCCCTGTGTAACCAAGATTGATTAAAGCATTGTTTCCAAAATTTGGTGCACCTACATTAAAAGCATTTTGAACCTTGACCTCTGGTGTAATATTCATTAAAGCACTTGTTAATGTTACTAAATCACTTGAGTTATTATTTAAAGCAAGAGTTGATGTTCCCGCCTTATTATATATAAACCACCTTTCACCCCCACTATCACCTATAACAAAACCATTATTGTAAGTGTTATTTCCAAATGCTTTAATATAAGCACTTTGATTTCTATTATAAAAATTAAATGGTCTTGATTGAAATGAAGTATCGTTATAAAAACTCATTGTTGTGTTTTGAATACCGTCCCTTCTAGTAGTATAGAAGTTATTATGTAAAGCATCAGGTGAAAATGTATAATCTGTTGCTGCAAGTTGATTAGCTGTGAAAGTCCCCCCAGATGAAGCACAATTCATAAAGAACTGTAATTGTGAACCAAATGTTGCATTGTACCAAGATAAAGCTGGTGTACCAAAAGCTGGTTCAATTCTCATACATTCTGTGGTTTTGTCTAATTGATAGAAGTACATTTTATCAGGATTAGCTACTGATACGTTACCATTGAAATTTCCTCTAATATTTGTTCCTGTTAAGTTACTACAACTAATATTAGTGAACCTTGCGTTAGCTCCTGTAAAGTTAGGACTGGATACATTAAATGCACTTGTAATTCCATAAACTGAAACATTTGCATTAGGTGCATTTAATCCATTATTAAAATAACCATTCCAAGCTGTTAGTGTACCTGTACTACAATTTAAATTACCATTATTTAATAGGTATACTTGACCGTCTGCTGGTGTTGCTGTTTCACCTTTTGGTCTAAGATAAACTGTATCATTATTTGCGTTGATAAAAACATCGTTAGAATTCGTAGTATAAGAACTGTTACCATTTGCTATTCTTCCACTTGTAGTTGATAAAACACCTCCAGACCTAATAGTTGATGTTGTTGCTATAGTTGAACCAGTCATTGCTCCATTTACTTGTAATGTTTGAGTGGTTATATTTTGACTGTTACTTATATTGTTACTAATTTCATCAGCTACCGTAATATAGGGCACGGTTAACCTTCCTAAGGTATCAAGTTTTGCTTGATTTGAAGTGTTTAAATAACCTTGAGGTCTAAGAAGAATATCACCACTATTTGCACTTAATGTAGTGTTGTTATTTATACTATACATTATAGGATTAGTAGGATTCACATTATTATAATAGTTTGTAGCTGTTGTGTTGGTAGTATAATTCGTAGTACCTGTTGCTGTGGTATACCTAAGAAAAGGTATAGTTGCACCTGATATTGTAAGATTACCTATTGTAGCATTTGAAAGATATGCATTTGTACCTGTAAAATTTGTACTGTTAATATTAGTAATTGTAGCTGAGGTACCTGTGAAGTTGGTATTTGAAATGTTCGTAATTGTAGCTGTGGTACCAGTGAAGTTGGTATTTGAAATATTTGTTAAGGTTGAATTCACTGAGGATAAAGATGTAAAAGAACCAGTATTCGCTACTAATCTGGTTACTTCTAGACTTTTGTTATATGTTGCAAAATTTATATAATCAGTTGAACTTTCGTACAATTTTACATTCTGTGCTGTAGACGTTGTAGTCTCAATTAAAGGTGTGTTACATGTAACTGGTAATGTAGAACCATCGCTTGTACGGATAACCTGTAAGTTGTTTAATGAATAGGGAAATATACCCACGTTGTTCAAGTTGTTCAAGGACATCTGTTATTAATAAATACAAAAGATTATGTTTTGTTATAATTAAAAATGACTAGTTACACTACTAAGACTTCTAAACTTAGTGATAAAATGACTCAACTTGACTCGCAAGTTACTCTCTCTGAGGAACCATTAGCTCACAGAAACGGAATCGTGTGGTTAATCGTTGGTGCTAAAGGTAAAGGTAAAACATCTTTATTATTAAATGCTCTTAAGACAAAAAATGAAGATGGAGGTTATCGTGGATTTTTTGATAACATTTACATATGTTCACCTACAATGAAAGGTGATTCAAAAGCAAAGAAATTGTACAATGAGGTTAATGATGATGGAAATTTTTATGATACAGTGAACAATAATATCTTGAATGAAATTATTGAAAAGATTGATGCCCATAATGAAGAACATCCTAATGACCACAATTTACTAGTACTAGATGATTGTATCAATTTTCTACCTAAATCTAACCAGAAAAATGCGGTTTTTAATTCTCTTATAACTAATTGTAGACATAAGAAATTATGTATTTTTGTAACATTACAAAAACTTAAAGGTGCAAATACCATTGTACGTGCTAACACAGATATGGTTTCTATGTTCAACAGTACACCAGCAGAAAGAGCTGATTTCTGTAAAGAATTTGGTGTACCAGAAGCATTATTTGACTTTTGTACAGATTCACCTTATTCGTTTTTACATTATACCAACACTTCTGGAAAACCATTAATCTTCAAAAAATTTAATCAGGTTGATTATTAAACTTTACACTTTTTTCTAGATGTTATTATAAATGCAGAATCCTATAGTAACAACTGTTCACAAACAAGACAAACAAACAATGATTATAGCTATCAACGCAGCTGGAAACATTGTCAATGACCCTACTTATCAAATTACTTTCAATGGTGATTACAATATTAAATATGTTGGTTCTCAACTTATTTATGATGCAGCTATTGGTGGTACACATCGTATTGAAATACGTTCTCCATTATTACAATGTAATGGTGGTAACCAACGTTATCCTTTAATCTTAGTCGGACCTACAGCAGCTACAGCAGCAGCTATCTATTCTGATGTACAATTCAGTAAGTTTTTAGAATTTCAAACCTTTTTACAAGGTCAATTACAACTTCAATTGTATAACTTAACAGATAATCGTCCATTAAATAATGCTGATGACCACTTTACTTTTGGTTATTTATATTTTCAACTACAAAAAATTGTCTAGACATATAAGTAAATGTCAGTGATACATCTTAAAGTGCCGTGGAAAAAACCTACACGCAGATTAGGTGACATTGTACCAGCTATATTAGAACCTTCTGAAGTAGTTCTACCTGTACCTACTGTGGATAAATTGAACAAATTTCTTACTAGTAAAAACATGAATATGTCTACTGGTTTAAAAAAACAACTTTTAAATCTAGTAGAAAAAGTACCAGTACCAATACCTTTTAAAACTGGCGGACAAGTTCAGAACAAAATAAAGAAAGTTTTAGAAGAGTTTGAACAAGGTAAATTGTACAGTTCATCTGGAAAGAAAGTTACTGATAGAAAGCAGGCTTTAGCTATTGCTCTTTCTGAACAACGTCATTACAACAAAAATTAAATTATTTTGGTTATATTATATTAAATGACTGATTCTAGTGTAAAATCTAAGAAAACAAAAGGTATTGTTAAAGTAACCAAACGAGGTAAAGGTGCTAGAGCTAAAGCAGTGGCTAAAAAGAAAGGTGTAGCCCAAGCAGTAGCTGTTAATGTACGTATTGGTGGTAAATCTAAACAAGAAAAAGAAGAAAAAGTACAAGCAGCTCCGATTATCACAGTTGCTCCTACGTTTGCACCACAGTTTCAACAACCAGCTCAACAGATTCAACAACCAAGTTATATACTCAGAGGTATGCCTGTTATTAGTTATGAATCTAGTTTATCCAAAGACCAAATTAAACCTAGTAAATCTATTGTTTCTCAATCTTTTGAAACACCTTTGACTAAACTTGAACAATCTAGTACACAAAACATTAATGTACCTTCAGCTATAGAACAACGTGGAGTTGTTGAAAATTCTACTTTTAATAAAGCACATAAATCTATAGAAACTACTGGTTTAAGTACTCAACATAGATTTGAATCTCCATTAGAAGAATTACGTAATAAAATTCAAACTTATAGTCTACCACCAAATCCTATTAAAACAGGTGTACCACATAGATTTGATTTAGCTAGAAAAGAAGAAGAACGTAAAGTACCAGAAACAGTAATATCACCTTCTAAACGTACTGGTAGACCAGCTAGTAGAACTGAGGGACAAGAACTCCCACCTAGTATGCCAAGTAAGAAACAACTTCAAGAATTGATAAAAAAGTACAATACTGATAATCCTAAAAGTACTGTTAGTTATAGTAAGTTGAACCAATTACCACTGTACAATCTTGCAGTTGAAAAGAAGTTAATTAAGAAGTAAACCTCCTAGTAAATATTCATTATACACGTGTATAGTAAAGTTAGTTTTTCATTATTACAATAATGAAAAAATATGTATAAGTATAAAACAATTGTTTTATACAGTAATTGCACCTTGTTTGTACATAGTATAAACTCTGTACATTTCAGAACGTTTATTACGTAATTCATCTTTATGTGACTCATAGTAAGTCTTACTGTACTTACTGACAACATCAGGTTTTGATTTACGTAATTCTCTCATACGTTCTATGTTCTGTTGTTTCAATTGTTGTTTCCTGATTTCTTTTTGTTCAGGGGTTAAACGCGGTCTCCCACGTTGCTTTTTTGTTTCTTGCTCAATAAGAGTATGTACACTATCCATTTGAAAAATACACAAGATAAAAATAAAAAATTTTGTAAAAAACGAAACTCTATAATTATAAAATTTCAAACCTTTAAGCTTGATTTAGACTGAACTCATCTTCTGGTTGTTCTTCAAACTCTTTATCAACTAAGTCTTCATCTTCAATTAATGACTGTTGTTTACACCATTCTAGGGATTTTGATAAGGTGAATTCTATCTTTGATTTACCACCAGAAGAATAGGTTTTAATACCTACATTCTTTAATGCATTCAAACGTTTACCAAATGTTGATACATCTACATGATAAGTGTACTTGTATGTTTTCAACCAATCTGTAAAATGTAAAAACATGTCTGATGTAATCCAACCTTTTCTAGTATCAATTTTTTCACGAATTGATTGTTCTTCACTAAGGCGGGTTTCAGCTTCTTTCTTAGGGTCTTTTGAATAGTTGTAATTTGGATGGTAGAATTCATATCCTTTTGTATATCTGTACCAATCTATGGTCAAATCTCTAATCCATAATTCAAGTTTGTCTTTCTGTTGTAAAATCATTTGTCTACGTAATTCTGTTTCTGGTCTATCACGTGAAGGATGAAATTTATGAGTTATGTTACCATTTTCATCTATATCATCTAATTGATAATTCATCAAATAGTCATAAAATGCTCTTTGAACTTGTGGATTATTGATACAATCAAATAATTTAACAAAATATTCCACAGGTGGTGCTTGTTCTGCACATATTTCTATACACCAAGTACGTCTGTCTTCTTTTGGTACTTTTAAACCATAAGTATTCCATACTGCCATATAATTTGTATATGATTCTACTGGACCTTTCATTCCACCTTTGAAATTAATGTTATCAACTGTTGCTGTAATACTATCCAAGAAACGTTTTTGATACTTGGTCATAACAGCTGCATCACATTCTTCTAATAATATGAATATACGATTATGTATAAGTTCATTGAAATCTTGAAACATATCACGTTCTGGATTTTCAATTTTTGCTGTTAAATTTTGACCCATTATTGCTGTATGTAAATCAAACATTGTTGTTTTACCTGCACCCTGAATGATTGATTTAAGACCTGTACAGACTCCAGATTTCAATCCTGGATATTGGTACAAACGAGCATTCCATTTTAAGAAATATTTGTAATGTCCTTCTGTTTCTTTGTTTTCATCATCTAGATGGTTTACTACAAACTTGAAATGGTTAAGTATGGTTTGTACTTCTTCACTATAATCTTTACCATCTGGTACAATCTTTTCAACTTTAAAACCTTTCCATAAATTGTAAGATAGTGGTGGTATACTAGGACTATATTTTGTACTTACAGGTCTCCATACGACAGTTTGATATCTTCTCTTCTTACTGTCTTTAATCCATTTATAAATAAATAAATCTTGTACTTCTTTTCCATCTTCATTTATGTATTGATAGGTCATATCTTCATATTTTTGAATAAACATATCTTTTTTGTAAGGTATGACCTTGTTATCATTATCATAATAATAACGTACTTCTTCTTCTACAAAAAAGTTGTTCTTTTCAAAACGATGTTTTACTGCTTCATATGAGTCTGAAGTTTCTAGTAAAATACTCTTGTAATCACTGATGGTTATTTTGTCCAATTCTGCTTTTGCGATAGGTATCATTTGGTCAAAATCTTTCCATTTTAATGGACAGTTTATACCTGTATTTTTGAAGATGTATTCTTGACATTTTTTGATATTTACAAGTTTTTTGATATCATCTGGATTGTTGAGTAAATATGACATTCCACCATCATAACAATGACTTGAAAAATCACACTTTTGGTTACGTACATATTCAGCCATATAATGTCTCATACGGTTCTCATGGTCTTCTAGTTTTTTAGAAACTATTTTACAATGTAGATTGTACACATTAGCTCCATCACGTTTGATAATGTAATCTTTGTACTCTGGGTTCTCTTCATGAACTTTTTTAGAAAGTTTGTGGTGTAAATCTTCTTCTAATTCTTTCTCATAATCTTTCATATGAGTTGTTAAGAATTTAATCTTCTTACTACCTGATGGTGAACCATTCAACTTCATAAGATACCATTGTTTAATGTCATCTTTAGTACAGTCTGGATTCAACTTTAATCCTTCTTCTAAACACGCATCTCTGTTATCAATATAATAATCAATTTGTGGACATTCAAAGTCATGTTGGTTACATAAATATGCATATATGTATAAATGACAATTTACTACATCTAAGTCTTGATAAAGACCTTCTCCAATGGTTTGACGTACAGGTCTAGCCATATTAATTAATGCAAAATTCTTTGATATAAATCTACCTTGTTTAAGTGTTTCATTTTGTGCATATGCAACGTCTCTATCACAATAAGGCCATTTACGTTCAGAAGTTTTACATTCTGTAATCAACTTTTGTACAATGGTTTTGAATGTGATATTATCTACCAATTCACCGTTTACAAATGCTTTACCTACTTGGTCTCCGAGTTTATTCCAGTTATTGTAGATATAGATGAGCTTTTGAAGGTCATAGTGTTCTACCTCTTGAATATGAAGATTATTGTAAGGTTCTGTTGGTTCAACGGTTTCAGCTGTAGTTTCAGCTTGGTTTCTCTTGGATACTTTTGATTTACAAGTACGTGGCATCTTTTTTAAAACTAGAACAAGATAAAAATATTTTTTTTTTAATTTTATCAAACAATTTAAATAAGGTTTCCATTTCTTTAAACCTCTTTTATTAAATTTGTAGGTACAAATCAAGCTTAAAATACGTATATTAACTTACTAGCTTACAATCACCTTGAAATACACATATTTTCAAATTGTAGGGGGTGTTTTCAAATTGTAGGGGTAGTTTTTTTACCCCCTACACCCTTTTTTACGACTTTCTACCTTACTTTACCCTTATTATTCTAAATTGTAGGGTTAGTAGGGGTTGTAGGGGTTCTAAATCAAAATACAATCCTTAAAGTAAATTAATAATAAAATATTAATTCCAAAACAGCTGTACCTTTTTTTACAACCACCTAATCCTACATTTCCAGAAAACAAGCTTTTATAGGTTAAAGTTAACTTATAAAAAGTAAGTGAAAAAAATGCAGTGTAGGGTATGTAGGGTATGTAAAATAAGATTACCAAGCTAAACTCTACCATCTTCTAGAAAGCTGTAATCCATACTTGTCTAAAGGTTTTGTACTAACAGGTAGCTTGGATATTTCTTGGTCAATTTGGTCAATCAATTCCTTACGTTTTTGAAAACGTTTACGAGTTTTACGAACTTCAGGTTCTGTCTCAGTACCAGTAGTAGTATCTAAGTCTGACTCAGATTCATCTTCATCAGTATCAGATTTAAGAGGTATTTGTTTTGGTATTCTTTGTTTACGTATTTTTTGTACAACAGGTATAGCATCAGGTCTAGTAACAGGGGCTTTCTTAAGTACTACTTTTTCTACTTGTTTACCAGCTTCACGTAAAGCTTTTTGTTTTTCTCTTCCTAGTCTAAGGTTCTCAAGCATCTGAGCTTTTTGTTCATCACTCATCTGTCTTGGTGCACGTTTTTTCTTAACAAGTTCTTTTTGTTGTTTAGCAGTAAGTTTAATCCCACCTAATTCTTTAATATCTTCAGGTGTAACTTCAGTGATAGTTTCAACCTTATTTTTACTACCTTTTGGTCTACCTTGTTTCCAAACACCAAGTTCCTTGTAAACATGTGGATTAGCTTCTAGAAATGTTCTAATAAAAGACAAATCGTAATTTTTTGCAGATGACATCGTTTATATACTTATCAACATAAAAATATATTTTCAAAACTTTTTTGTTTTGTATTAATTAAAGAATGTCATTAAACGCAAATTACAATTTCATAGCTTCTATGCGTGCAAAACCACCAAAGTTAGATGAGCTTTTAGCTTGTATGATAAGTGTTGATGAACTTAAAAACAAGCACAGAAACAACCCTGTAGCGCTAAACAATATAGAAAAATTTGAACAAGAAACATTATCAATTGAAAGATTATCTGTATCTAATACTAAAGATGACCACAATAGCAACGTACAATTACTTTCTGAACTCAAGAACTAGGGACAGAGGTACCATAAATGACTGGGAGTTAGTCCTACCATATCAAGTAGCATTACAAGCTGATAATAGTTATTTTACATTTCAGATAACATCGGCACAAATACCGTTTTCTTTTGCACAGATAAATGAGTACAATTCAACTACACAGTATACTATGACTCGTGGTTCAACGGGGTACACAGGTACATTTACAATACCAGATGGTAATTATAATAGTTTAACGTTAATCACAGCTTGGACAACAGCATTAACAACTTCAATAACATCTGTTAGTGGATTTGTACCAACATGGACAACAACTTATGATATAGATTCAAATACGTATACAATCTTATTAGCATCTAGTATACCAACAACAACAATAACATTTCTGAACAATACTGGATTTACACAAATTAACTTATGTTTAGGTTTTAGTACAAGTTGGACATTAGTATCTGGTGTAGCAAAATCATCAGACCAAGGTGTGAACGTCAGTCCAAGTAGATGTCTGTATATTCAATCAGATTCGTTGATTACAACACGTACATATGAAGCATTAACAACACCTACAAGAACAAGTAACATTTTAGAAAGAATTCCAATAAATTGTACACCAAATAATTACATAATATTTCAACCACCACTACCAACAGTATCAGTACTTAGAAATCAGGTCATTGACACTATACAATTTTCTTTACAAGATGAATCATTAAGTAACAATCTAGCAGATATGCAGCTTAATTGGAGTTTACATGTAGTAATAAATGAAGTACTTCCACCAAATATACCAAAACCAGTATTGAAATCCTCAGAAGTATTAGGTACACCACAGGATACTCAAGCTGAAATTAGAAGACAACAACTGTTAAAAGAAAGGGACATAGCTGTACAGAAATTGGACAAATATAAGAAAAAAATATTAAAATCACTACCTATTCTTAAAGAAAATGTTGAAGTCCAACAAAAATTCATTAATGAACCTAGCATCCCGTCCTAATCCGTTCGCAATGTTCAAACCACCACCATTTATGGATATGAGTTCACCTGATTATCGTGGTATACCACCAATGCCTTCAATGATGTACCAAGAAGGAGGTACTATTTTAGTTCCAGATTCAAAACAAAAGAAACGTCGTAAGTTCTATCAACGTAACAAATAGTCAATTTTTATGAAAAAAAATTTTTATTCTGTGTATACTTATAAAATGAATCATCTCGGATTAAAAGATTACGTCGTTGAACAAGCAAATGAAGGTATGGACCTTGTACCACGTGCAGTTATGCCACAAGCAGCAGGTAAACCATTTGCATTAGGTAAAAAAACTATTAGACAAATCCCAGCTATTTCAGGTAACTCTCAAACATCAGCTGGTGGTACTTCTACTATTTTTTCTTTAGGTTATGGTCATGGTGCAGGTATGTTAGTAAATGGTTCACCATATATTAAATTTACTATGAGGGCAACTCAAGCTACTAATGGTACATGGGGTTTTGCAGGTTCACCAGTAGCTGATGCATCTAGTACTATTCAAAGAGCAACTGTTATGGCAGGAGGTTCAAATATAGAACAAGTTAATCAATATTGGTTATATAAATCAGCAATTATTAATCCATTTTTTACAAATGCATCTTATTCTAATGTTTCTTCTTTAGTTTCAGGTGGTGTTTCTATGGTCAATAATTTAAAACCAATGCCATATGATACAGCAAATACATCAGGTACTGGTACAAATGGTGTTTTCACTTATAATCCAAATACTTATTGGAAAACTTCAGCAACAGCTGGTAATAATGATATTACTGTTTGTGTACCATTAGCATTATCTATTTTCAACTCAACTCAAGGTGGATATCTCCCATTAGAATTATTATCTTCTCCAATTCAAGTACAAATTGATTGGAATAATGCAGCTACAGCTTTTTTCAGTTCTTCTGATTTAGTTACTGATTATTCTATCTCAAATGCATCTATTGTTTATGAAACTGTAGCATGCCCTGAATCTTACTACAATTCTCTCAGACAAGCAATGGCTTCAGGTAAATTGTACCAACTCCCATTAGAATGTTGTTTAACCTCCCAAACAGCTGGTGGTGCCACAGTTTCTTATCAATTAGCAACTTCTTTATCAAGTGTTAATGCAGTTTTTGTAGGTAAAATCCAATCAGCAGATTTAGGTGATTCTTCTAAAACTAAATATTTCTCAGCATCCAACGGTTCTTCAACTGTGGGTGGCGTTGATACAGCAGTTTCTTTACGTCAATTGTACTTTGATGGTTATCCAGTTTGGTCTGGTTTACCATTAGTCAATTCTGACCAACAATTAGCTTCTGAATTATTACGTACAGTTACAGCAAATGTTGCTAATGCAGATTACTCTTGGATTATAGCTTCACAAGGTGTTGAAGAAGCTGTAGGTTCATTTAGACGTGGATTCTACGTTAGAGGTTTCAACTGTAGAAACTTTTCTGAAGAAGATTTACAAGCTACAGGTATGCCAGTAGCAGTTATGAACTTCCAAGAAAATGATTCTAACTCTAGTGCTAGTGACCAATTATACTTATTCATTGTTTACTCAGCAACAGCTGTTATTGATGGTTCTGGTTCTTTATCTATCATTCGTTAATCAACTATAAACATATATTGTTTTATAGAAAACTTTATACACATGTATAAAAACC